TTTTTTTTTTTTTTTTCAAGCAGAAGACGGCATACGAGATACTTGATGGTGACTGGAGTTCAGACGTGTGCTCTTCCGATCTCGTGGCCGTGTCGCGTGCCACCGCGCCGGCCGGTACCGTGGGTATGTTCGGCGGTCGCGGCGCCGTGGGCGCGGATTTGCCGGCCCTGGCCGCCGCCGAGAAATTCATCGCGGAGGCGACCGCCCCACCGAACCCACTCCAAAGACTCTTCGGCAAGAAAGCCCTCTCAGAGGATGAGGCTGCGGTTGAGGCCTGGAAGAAATTCGGTTGGCATAAGCAGTCGGCAGACGAACTCGCGCGGTTTGAAATCGATGATTCTGCAGCGAAACTCCGGGTTTTCAAGGGTGGAATTCCGGAGATGGGCTCGAAATACGGCCCGACGGTTAATGAGATTCTGCATCATCCAGAAGCATTCAAGTCTTACCCTTGGATGAAGAACGCACCAGTACGGCGAATGGATACTGATGATTTTAACGCGGCCTTTGAGACACAATCTGGGACAGTGTTGCTTGGGCGGCCATTTTTCAAGCTTAGTGAAGCGAAACAGAAAGAGATTCTACTGCACGAGTTGCAGCATGGAATTCAGATCAAGGAAAAATTTGCTAAAGGTGGAAATCCGTATCAATTTCTACCCGTGGATTTTGAGTTTCAAGTTCAGCAAGCAAAAGCGCTGCCACTAGGCCCAAAACGCACGGAAGCCCTGGAAAATCTCCAACACCGCTTCCAGATGGCGATGGAGAGTTATAAACGAATTCCGGGTGAAGTTGAAGCGCGATTGGTGCAGGATCGTGCACTGGTCCCAGCAGAGGGCCTGCGCAACAGCCCGCCGTGGAAGATGATGAATCCATCGGTTGCAGAGCAGAATATGCCTGAGTTCTCATCAGTCGCCCCAACTTGGACCACAGCTGCAGATGGCTCGAAGGTCCAACTCGTTCCAGTCCAGGGAAACCCCTTCAAATGACCAAGCGTCAAGCTGTGCATGTGATGGTTCGCCAGACGGCCATTTCAATGGCCCAGGAGTTGTACGAACTCGCGGCGAAGGACAACGCCTTCTACAAGCGGTATCCCACGCGAGGGGCGTTCCTCCGTCTCGCCTGGCCGCAACTTATCCCCCAGGCTCGGGCCACGCTTGCGACCATGCTGGCCAAGCCCCTGGATGAGAACTTGAAATCCCAAATCCACCAGGCTTTAATCCTCGATAATTCCGTTCGACCAGTTTGAGGCACCCAAATGCACCGCAACCGCAGTTTTTTCGAGACCATCCTCCGCGCCGCAGAGAATGAGACCGGCGTGGAGACCAAAGAGACCGTCGAGGATACGCTCCAGGGCGGCGCTGGTGGCGCCGACACTGTTGAGGGTGGGGGCGCCGCCGGCGACGGAGGTGGAGAGGATACTCTCGAGGGGGCGAGTGGTGCCGCTACCCTCCCCAAGCCCTCGGGCTTCGCCAGCCCGGCGGTCCAGCAGCGCATCGATCAACTGACGAAGAACTGGCGCGGCACCCAGGAGGAACTCGAGGTCGCGCGCCAGGCCTTGATCGATCGAGACAAGGTGATCGAGGATCTCCGTGCGAACAACCCGGAGGCCCTCAAGGGCCTAACCGATGCTGAGATCGAGCGTCTGGCCGAGAAGCGGGCAGAGGTTTTGGTCGCACAGCGGGTGTGGTTGGAGGATTGCAAGAAAGTCTACGATCAGGGCATGGAGAAGTTCCCCGGCGGCAAGGACAAAGGGATGAGCTTCGATGATGCGCTGAAGGCGTACATCCCGCTTGGCGGCGCCAGCGAGGCTCTGATTCGCGCCGCGATGGATACGGAGTCCCCGGACGAGGTGCTGTACGCATTGGCCCACGATCTGGATGAGGCTCAGCGAATTATGCGGCTCCCGCCTATGAAGATGGCGATCGCCTGTGAGCGCATGATGGTCAAGGCCAAGGCCAAGGTCAAGCAGGTGTCTAAGACCCCGCCTCCGCCGTCCGAGCTTGGTGGCCGCAATGGCACTGAGGTCGAGGAACTCGGCGAGAATACCGACATGAAAACCTGGATGGCCAAGCGCGACAAGCAGGTCGAGGCCGCTCGGAAAAGTGGTCGGATGCTTCAATAGCTCGACACACGTTTCGTCACGAAAGGTGGGTCCAGGAGAATAAAATGCTTATCACACAGTTCCCATTACTTGCTGACTTTCCTGAGAGCTTGCCGCCACTGAAAGCTCATTTGGAAATTCGCGATCTTGGGGATTCGCTTGCTGTACGTGATAAGAACCAGGATTGCTACGTGACGATCGCAAAACCCCTTACTTGGGAGAATTTGCAGATAGCACGAAGTCAGCTTTTCAACAAGAAGATGCAGCGAGATCGAATGTTTCCGGAGCCAGGTGCCGCACCAGATGTTGTACGAAAGTGCTACGCGCGCTTGGCTGAGATGGAAGCAAAAGAACTCGCAGATTGAGCTTTGGAGCTTGCTCCAATGGAATGGGTGGCTGAAGGCTGGATTCACCCACTAGCGCAACCACAGGAGATGGAAAAGCTCTTCTCCTGGGGTCACGAGGCAACGAAAGGGCCTCAAGACGTAGACTCGGACTTTAGGAATCCCTTCAGATGGCCAACTCACTCCTAACTATCAACATGATTACCCGGGAGGCCATTCGCCTCTGGAAGAACTCCAATGCCTTCATGCAGAACGTCGACATGCAGTACGACTCGAGCTTTGCCAATACTGGAGCCAAGATCGGCACGTCGCTCCGCATCCGTCTGCCGAACGACTACGTGGTCCGCACAGGCGCCGCCGCGCAGGTCCAGGACACCCAGGAAGTGAACACGACCTTGGTGCTTGCGACCCAGAAAGGCGTCGACATGTCGTTCAGCTCGCAGGAGCGAACCATGTCGATGGACGACTACAGCGAGCGGGTGCTTGCCCCGGCGATCAACAATCTCGCGGGCAACGTCGCGGCGGACATCATCTCCGGCGGCGAGGGCGGGATTTCGAACCTGATCGCGAACTTCGACGGCGCTGGCAACATCCAGACCCCGAACGCCACGACCTTCCTGACTGGTGGCGCGCTGTTGAACAATCGCTCCGCTCCGAGCAAGATGCGGAAGGTCGTGAATGACCCCGTGACTGATGCTCGCATGGTCGCGAGCCTCAGCGGCCTGCTCAACCCCGTGTCGACGATCTCCGGCCAGTACATGGACGGCGAGATGAAGCGCGGCCTGGGCTACACCTGGATGTGGGACCAGACGGTCATCAAGCACACGACGGGGAGTTTCTCCGCTGGTGGCACGGTGAACGGGGCAGACCAGACCGGAACTGCTATCACAATCGCAGCCATCACTGGCACGATCGCCGTTGGCGATATCGTGACCTTTGACGGCGTGAATGCAGTCAACCGGATCACCAAGGACGACACCGGAGAACTCGCTCAGTTCGTGGCGACGGCGGCGGTGGCGAACGGCGGGACGAGCATCTCGATCTATCCGGCGCTCATTCCGAGCGTTGGCGGGGCCGACGTGCAGTACCAGACCGTGGTCTCAAGCCCAGCCAACGCGGCTCAGATGCGCCTGGTCACGCTGGCGAATTCGGTTTACCGGAAGAACTTCATCTTCTGCCGGGAAGCCGTCACCATGGCGACAGCGGATCTGGAACTGCCGCGTGGGGTGCATGAGGCCTATCGCGACCAGTTCGATGGGATTTCGATGCGGATGGTCACGGCCTACAACGTCGGGACCGACCAGTTCATCACCCGTCTGGACATTCTGTACGGATATTTGTACGTCCGGCCGGAATGGGCCTGCGTGGTGCCGGATATTATCTGAACACCAGGCCGGCACGTGGGAGGGGAGACCTTACGGGGTCTCCCCTTTCGTGCTAGAGTAGGACCATCGAGAAGGATTTCCCCACCATGTCACACCCAAACTATGCTCTCATGAAATTCACCACCGCTGCCTACGCCGAATACCCGAAGATGATCTACCAGTTCCCGGGCTCGAAAGTTGGGGTTGTGGTGAAGAGCGAGGCGGAGGAGACGGCTCTCCGCGAGCAGTGGTTCGAAGCCTCGCGGGCGGAGCGAGAGGAGGCCGAGCGGACGGCCCTCCAGCAGGAGGCCGATCGCCAGGCGCAGATCGACGCAGTGAAGGCCTCGCGTCCGAGCGTGGAGGAGATGCGGCGGATGGTGGCCGAGGCGGATGCGGCGGCAGGAAATCCTACTCAGACCCCCGGCGGTGCGCCGCTTCCCGAGCGTAAGCCCCTAACCACCTGACCCTCGGATGACCACTCCCCGCGATATCCTTCGCCAGGCGTTCAAAGACATCACGGTCTTGGGAGTGGGGCAGACGCTCCTTCCCGAGGACTACAACGATGCCTTTTCGACGCTTAACCAGCTCTTATCTGAGTGGCGGAGAAAGCGGTGGATGGTCTACCGGCTGGTGGATACGGGGTTCACCAGCACCGGGGCCGTGAGTTACACCGTCGGCCCGGGCGGAAACTACAATCTCACCGCCCGCCCGGATCGGCTCGAGGCAGCGTTTCTCCGGCAGCTCGTCCCTGCAGCGCCGAACCAGGTCGACTACCCCATGGACCTCATTCAATCCATGGAGGATTACGCCAGAATCTCCCTGAAGCAGCTTGGAAGCTTCCCTCAGGCCGTATTCTATGACCCGCAGTACCCGCTCGGGGTGCTGTATCCTTGGCCAGTGCCTCAAGCATCGCTCTACCAAGTCCATATCCTCACAAAAATGGTCCTGGAGCACTTTACCAGTCTTACCGAGACCATCATTCTGCCACCAGAATACGAATCAGCACTCCGCTACAACATAGCGATCCGCCTCGCCGTGGGGTACGAGTCCGCTCAGGTCACACCTCAGATCATAGCTCTGGCGAAATCCACCCTCGCGACTGTGATCGGGGCCAATACCGCCATCGCGACTCTCCAGATGCCGTCGGATTTGGTCCGAGGCGGCATTTATAATATCTTCGCGGACCGCTATTACTGAGGAGGCGTCGAAATGCCTGTTGCAGCTTCTGGAGTCCAGCGGTACTATCCGCCCGGCTTCCAGCCCGCCCAGCCGAAGGACTTGGCCGACGCGGCCATGGGCCTGATCAATGCAGACTCCCAGGCCGGCCTCACTGCGAAGGCTGGTGGTGGGCAGACTAGTGCCGTCCAGTTAGTTGGCGGCGTGAACGAGATTTCGGTGTGCGCAAGCTCATCGGATTCCGTGAAGCTCCCACCCGCGCGGCCCGGAACTCGAGTTTATCTCTCGAACAACGGGGCGCAGACGGCGAAGGTGTTCTCATATGAGACGGTCAATGCTCCGGCCATCGACGGGACAGCCGGGACAACTGGTGTGAATCTGGCGACTGCGAAGAACGCGGTTTACTTCTGCGTTAGCAGCGCGAAGTGGGAGTCGATCCTTACGGCGTAAGCTGGGGGCGCCGTCGAGGAGTTTTTCATGGAACGTGTTCCGCTCATCGGCGGCGCCTATCAGGCCCGAAGCGTAATCACCAGCGCCCAGCGCTGTGTTAACCTCTACCCTGAGATCAATCCCCAGGGCAATGACTCCCCCACAACCCATCTCCTCACTCCAGGCCTGCGCCTGCTCAACACCGCGCCGACTCTTGGTTGGCGTTGTCTCTACACCGCATCAAACGGACAGCTCTATGGCGTCGCTGCGGATACGGTCTATGCCATTAGTGCTGGGGGCGCGTGTACCAGCATCGGCACCATCCCTTCTGGAACCTCCCGCTGTCGAATGTACGACAACCGGACAGATGTCATCTTGGTTAACGGGGAACTTAATGCTGGTTGGAGCATTGCTCTCGGGTCCAATGCTTTTGCTGCTATTGCAGATAGTGATTTTCTTGGTGGGGTGAACGTTCAATATCTCTCAACTTATTTCTTGCTGAACAAGCCGAGTTCTAATATCTTCTACGGGAGTGGAAGCAACTCCATTGCCTTCGACCCACTCGACCTCGCAGCGAAAACCTCCGACAACGACGACATCCAGATGTTGGTCGTGACGCACCAAGACGTCTGGCTGATCGGGAAGCAAAACACCGAACTCTGGTACTTGGCCGGGACCTCTGGCTTTCCCTTCCAGATCTCTCCCGGCGCCTACATCGACCAGGGCACGCCCGCACCACACAGCGCCGTGGCCCATGCGGACAGAGTTTTCTGGTTGGCCCAGTCGAAAGACGGTGTAGGGCAGGTACTCCGCGGGGAGAACTATCGAGCGGTCAACATCGCAACACCTGCGATCGGCAACACCATCCAGCAGTATCTGCAGGATTTCGGCACCCTGGCCGATGCCTTCGGCTTCTGCTACGAGCAGCAGAATCACATCTTCTATGTTCTGACCTTTCCATCCGCGGATAAAACCTGGGTCTGGGATGATCGGACAGAGCTTTGGCA